TTAAAGGAACGAATGACCTGTTATAATTATTCCGCGTTCGGTTTCTTCTAAAGTTATTGTATCAAATACACTTCTTAATGATTCATCTTTTGTTTTGTCGTCTAGTAATAACCATACTTTGTCTAACTCTTTAGCTTTTTCTATAGCTTTTTCTGTAATTTTTCCATCATCTAACGATAACATTTTATCTTGTGTAGAGTTTATTTCGCTGTTTATAGCCTCTGTTTGTTCTTTGTACCTAACTTTCGTTATGTCACCATCTATATACAACTCTTTTAATCTATCTATCTTACTTTTTAAGGCTTCTATCTTTCTTTCTAATGCATTACGTTCATCTTTATTATCTATTTGTATGTTAGCCTCGTTAAAAGCGCCTGCAACGTATTCAGAGAATGCATTGTCAATAACTTGTGTCCTTATTCTTTTCATTGTACATCGACCTTCACGAGTATTTATACAACGGTAATAAGTGTAATATTTTCCGCCGACTTTTGATCTATCACCTCGTAGTGGTTTGTTACATCGTGGACATAACGCTATACCGCTAAAGGGATATATAATATCGCTTTTTCTTTTTGGATTCTTGATATTTCTACTTTTTGAAATTCTATTAACTAAGTCAAATTCTTCTTTACTTATTAACGGCTTATAACCTTCATTTTTAATGGCGATCAGTTTACCGTTTACTTTCATTTCTCCGTAATAAAAAGGGTTTCTTATGATCCTTCCAATTCCACCAGACATCCAGGTCGAACCACTAGGCGTGTATATTCCGTTATCTCGAAGATATTTTGAAACCGCGTGTTGTCCTAGAGTTTTTGACTTTTCGAATATAAGTTTGACAACTTCAGCTTCTTTTTCATCTATGCTTATTACACCATTTTTTATTTTGTAACCGTACGTCGGTTTTCCTTTAGGGAATATACCTTGTTCGGCTAACTTTCCTAGAACATCTTTTATTCGCTCTGAGATCATTTCACGTTCCCATTGCGCTGTTGTTCCCATCATATTTAGTATCATTCTTCCTGTTGCTGTTGTCGTGTCTATCGCTTCTGTTACACTCTTAAAAGCTATATCATGACCTTTAATGGTTTCTAACATGTCGTTTAAATCCCTTACTGATCTAGTGAATCTATCCAGCTTATAAACGAGTATAACGTCAAAGTTATCAATTTCGGCAAACATTTTTTTCAAGGCTGGTCTGTCTGTATTTTTTCCACTGTATCCGTCGTCCATATAATCCGCGACAATTTCCCAACCCTGAGAATCAGCGAATGCCTGTAGTCGTAACAACTGATTTTCTAGCGAGAATCCTTTTTCGGCTTGTTCATCCGTGGAAACCCTTCTATATATAGCGCACTTCATTAGTAGTCAATAACCACCTTTCTAACTTTGCCAATTACAGAGAATAACACCTTTCTATCGTCAATGATCTCTTTTCTTAATACAGTATCTAAAGTTATTTCGTTCTTATCTTTATAGACGCGTCTAACAAGAACCTCATCATTAACAACAATCAGCGCTAAATCCCCATTCTCTACAATTCCTTGACGTTGAATCAACGCTCTTGATCCAGCTAAAATACCAAACATACTGTCATCTTGTACTTCATAAAAGAAACAATCCATATTTCCTACCCAAGAGAAAGGGGCGTCCGCATAGCCTTTCGGATCATTTAAGTTTACCTCACCACGATCAGAAGTAATGTTGTTGTAAATAGGTAACTTCTTTACTCCAGCAATGGAAATGCAATCCGTTTGATCTAGATCAACTATTTGTGCTTTGCTAACACCTAAAGCGTCCGCGATCTTCTGTAGTGCCACCATCGGAATAACACTCTTTGCGTTTATATAGGTGGACATTGTAGATCTTGCTATACCTGTAGCATTGACAAGATCGACTTGTCTCCATCCCTTTCTTTCCATCAAACGTTTAATATTTTCGGATTGTTTTAAAGCGATCTGTTTTTCTTTTTCTGTTTTAAAATTACGTGGCATGATAATTCCTCCAAAGATTTATTTAACTTGCAAATTTATTATATAATAGAAGGAAAACGAAAATCAATACATTTAGTTAAAAAAATCTAATATTTTATAAAAAAAGTTTAATAAAACAGGACAAAAAGTGTTGATTTTATAAAATGGTGATGGTAATATAAGTCTTGTGAACGAGAGAACGAAATGACCGTTTCGCTCATGTCGTTCTCTTACATAATAAAATTTAATAGAAAGCGAGTGTTTTAATTATGGAATTAACTTTCAAGTTAGCGCGTCAACGCATGAACCTATCTATTGAAGAGGTGGCGAAGAAAGTAGGTATTTCGTATCCGACTTTACAAAAGTTAGAAAAGGACACTAGTAAGATCAAAATGGAAACAGCTACTAAGTTGGCTGAAATCTATTGTATTGATCCTATAAACCTTTATTACGGTAAAGAGTGTGATTACATAAAAACGATCAAAGAACAGTATAACGCGACATGTGAGGTCTGATATATGATGTCAGACAATTTACATATGACTGATAAGCATCTAAAAAGTTTTTTTGATCCGATAATTCGATTTTTAAAGGAAAATCCTAATCTATTAAACAAAGGGAGCGATAAAGATGAACATTCTGAAGATAACGGAAGAGTTAATAAAGTTGAAAAAGCAAAAATCAGAAGCTATACAAAATCAACAAATGATTCAAAAGCAAGCTAAGAGGCACGAAGGTGACCGCAAATTGGTTGTCCAATCAGCTAAAGATTTACTTCACTGGCTAAATGTTGAACATGATGTAAACGAAAAAATCAAAGAATATATCAAACTATCAAAAATGGAGGAAATGAAACGTGTCTAAAAAGAAGCGTCACTACACAAAAGGTCCACAAGTCATTGAAAAAGTTATAGAAATTCATCGACCACCAACATTGCAAGAAGCCTGAGACACTGTATGTGATCACCTAGCAAAAGAATACAGAAACAGAGAAATAACATGGTTTGTTGACTGTATAGGAGCATACGGAGGTAGAACAGGTGACGTTATATTACACACTGGTGGTTATGGCTCTAAAGTGTTAGTTAAATCGACTAAAAATTACAGAGAGGATCTGAATTGGTAATGAAAGATTTCGAAAAAGAAGCGATGCAAGCGCGCCTTGATTACGCAGAAGGACAGATAAACAAGCGTTTAAAAGTAATTGAGGAAGCTAGAAAGTTTTTAGGACAGTGGGATTTACACAAAACAGAGGAAATCAACTTGTACCTATTGTTATCAACTATCACTGGTAAGCCAAATAAATATATCGAATTTTAAAGGAGAGATATTATCATGACAAATTTATACACTTTAACAGGACAATATTTAGAATTACAAAATATGATCGAAGACGGTGTTGATCCAGAAGTATTAACAGATACACTCGAAGCTGTAGAGGAAGCAATCGAAACGAAAGCAGAAAACATTATTAGATTAGTTAAAAACCAGGAAGCAACTGTTGAGGCTATCAAGAATGAAAAGAAGCGTTTAGACGCTCGACAAAAAGCATTAGAGAACAGCAACAAACGTTTGAAAGATTATTTATTTGATTCTATGAAAGTAACTGGAAACGAAAAGATTAAAACGGACCTGGTAACGATCAGCATTAAAAAGAATCCGAAGTCAGTTAAAGTTACAGACATTACAGCTATACCAGCACTTTACTTTAAAGAACAAGAACCTACGCTCGATAAAAAGAAAGTGTTAGACAATCTGAAAAAGGGCATTGAAATAGAGGGAGCAGAAATACAACAAAGTGAAAGTATCAGTATTCGATAATGGAGGGAACAGAAATGACATACCTGGAAGCGTTAAAAGAAGATAGAAAAATGTGTATGGATGGATTAAAAGAGTTGTCATCGTTACCTAAATTAAAAACAAGATACGCGAATCACGCAAGAATAGTTTTAAATAAAGAAATCAAGTGGTTAATGAGTTGTATTCATGATATGAACCTAAAAATTAAATTGGAGGAAAAGAAAAATGACAGAAACTAAAAATACAGAAGTTAAACATGATCAAGTGGAAGTTGCTAAAGAAGAAGTAAACTATTTTAAACAAATGTTTGGTTTAAATGTTAACGATAAATTAGAAAAGAAAAACGGATTATCTTATTTATCCTGGGCGTGGGCGTGGGCTGAAACAAAGAAAATTGATCCGAAAGCTGTACAACATGTTCATTACTTTCCGTATGAAGGTAACAAAGATATTCAAGTACCTTATCTAAAAACACCAAACGGTTTCTTTGTACAAGTATCGGTTACAATTCACGGTCACACGGAAACAGAAATGCTTCCAGTATTGGACCATAGAAACAAACCTATAGCAAATCCGAACGCGTTTGAGATAAACAAGAATCAAAAACGATGTCTGGTAAAAGCAATCGCGTTACACGGTCTAGGATTGTATGTATACGCTGGCGAGGACATTCCAGAGGGTGCAGAAGGTGGACCGAAAACAATTGAAAACAAAGCGAATGTAGGCTCTAGAAATGACGAGACAGGAAAACTCAAAAAGATTGTAACAGCTAAGAAATTCGCACTAGCAGAAAAGAAAGGTTGCGACGTAAAAGCGATTGACGCGTCATTATCAAAACGTATCGTAGGATGGACAGGTTACACAACAGATCCTAGCCTATTACAGCAAGCTAAAGAAATATTAGAAGAACAAGGAGCATAAGAAAATGAATCTAAAACACATGAAGATAATAAACCGACCTAGATTAAGAAATACATTCTCTTTTGGTAAGGAGAGCGATCCAAACAAACCATTCACAAAGAAATCTTACAATCTATTTAGTTTGATAGACCAAACGGACGACCTTCTAAGACGTGGCTATGACTTTGTTAAACCAATTTATATGGTAGTAGAGACGAACGACACTGACATACCTAAAAGTGTTGTTAGAACGGAACCTGGGAACCTTAGAAGACCATACAGAGAAAGACAATCCTTTAAAGAGAATGTTTATTTCGAAGCACTAATGAAAAGAGTCTAATTCTATTAAACAAAGGGAGAGATAACGATGAACAAAATCATTCACTTTAACGTAGAACATGCACAAGAATTAGGGTTAACACAAGCGGTTATCCTGGAGTATATCAATGACATAGCATTTTTGGAAGAAAAGAAGTTAATTTCATTTGATATGGCTGAATTATTAGACGAGTTACAAATATCACTTACCACTGTTAAATTCGCGTTGGTGGACCTTAAAAAAGCTGGTTACATAGAAACAAGAAGAAGAGACGGTATGCAATTTGTGACAATTAAAAAAGAAATCGAAACAGCAGACCAATACTTTTATGTGAAACCAACAGACACACGTTGGCAACCTAAAGTTTGTTTAGTAAGAACGATTCTAGAAGACCACGGAGGGTGGGCAACAAACAAATATATGTATGAAACGTCTGGAATGTTCAATAAAGACACAGGAAACGCGATTCTAAATGGAATGGTACGAAAAGGGATTCTAGAGCGTAGACGCGATTCTGAACGCTCTGGAGTGGGTAAAGGAAACGGAAAGCAAATAAGATACAGATACATTAAACAAGAAGGGGATCAATAATTATGGAAAACAACAGACTATATTTTAATTCATTAGTAGCAATGGAAACTTACAACCTTAGTACAGCTTTACTATTACAAAGATTCAAAGAGATAGCAGAGGAAACAGGGAGCAACAGAATAGAAATACATTACGGTAAAATGTTCCCTAAAGAAATAGAGTTCTTTATGAGCAACAGACTACACTTGTTAAACACCATCAGATTACTAGAAGAATTCGGCTACGGTGAATTAATAAAAGGTAATGGTGCTAAACGTATCAAACCAATTTTCGTACTATCAGAAAGCGATTGTGAGGCTGACAAGTACATCGAATATGAATACCTAATCAACGACGGAATAAAATTACGATACGTTCATAATATCCTGGTGCGTTTCTTTAAAGATAGAAAGATAGATTTACACGAATCTGAATTGGTGGATATGATCCTTGAAGAATGTGCGGATACGATTTCTGGATCTGGTATCAGAAAGTCATTAATCACATTATGTAACAGAGGCTATCTAACATATATCAAAGGGCAGAACAAAGGGAAGAACAGCAAGAAACGTGAAGGATACAAAATATATCAATATGTAAAACCGCTATAACGGAGGAACAAGCATGATCAACACAAATTTATTAAGTTCAACAGACACAATGATATTTAAACCAGCACTAGCAAAAGAGATCGGATTAAACGAAGCTATAGTGTTGCAACAGGTTCACTACTGGTTAGAAAAAAGTAACCATCATTATGACGGTAGGAAGTGGGTTTATAACACTTCTGAAAAGTGGAACGAGCAATTTTCCTGGTGGTCGCTAAGCACGATGAAACGGCTGTTTAAAAAGCTAGAGGATGACGGTTATTTATTAACAGGTAACTACAATAAGAAAGGTTTTGACCGTACAAAGTGGTATTCAATCGACTACAAACGCCTATCTCATGCATCGTGTCAAAATGACACAATGGAAAGTGTCAAAATGAACCAATGCATTGATTCAAATTGGACCAATCCATCGTGTCAAAATGAACCAATGGAAAGTGTCAAATTGACACTAACAATACCAGAGACTACACAGAGAATACCAGAGACTACAACAGAGACTAAAAAAGAAACAGATAAAGCTGAGGAAGAAGCACCTAAAAAGAAGAAAGGTAAAACGCAATATTCAGCAGAGTTTGAAGAAATGTGGAGTTACTATCCTAAGAAGAGAAATAAAGCTAAATGTTATGCAATATATAAAGAAGCTACAGAAAAGAAACACCATAATCATGAGGTCATACTTTACGGTGTTCAGAAGTACGCAGAAGAGGTTTTAAAGAACGGTACAGACCAAAAGTATATTAAGTATCCAGAAGGATTCCTAAACGACGAGAGATACCTTGAATATAGACGTATGGAGGAAGTAAAAAAAGAACGTCCTAAATCTGAAGATATTATATTACCATTCTAAGGAGTGATTAAATGTTTGCTGGATATTCAACAGACCAAGAAAAGACAGTTATTGTCGGTTGGGACGCTTATTACACTGTAGTAGATTGGGATCAAGTTTTAGAATATGAGCCAATAGCCTTTCTATACTTGCCACGAAAAATAAAATGTTGGGGAAAGGGATTGAGAAAGTGAGAGCGAAAATATTTATGGTTTACAAAGGTGATGACTTCCTATGCGAAGGTACAGCAAAGGAATGCGCTGAATTTTTGGGAGTGAAAACAGAAACGATCAAATTCTACAAAACACCAGCATACAAAAGAAGAGTTGCTGAAAGGAAAAACGCTAAGAATTATATCATCGTTGAAGAAATAGAAGATGTTTTGCTATAATTAATCCAAAACTATTAAACAAATACAAACATTGAATGGAGAGAATTTATTATGACAAACACACCAGTAGTATTCGTAAACAATAACAATGAGGTTGTAACAGATAGTTTAAACATTGCTGAGGTATTCGGGAAACAGCACAAACATGTAATCAGAGACATTGAAAATTTAATTGCTGAATTGGGAGAAAAAGGAAAGCCCAATTTTGGACTTTCCTCATACGGAGTGGGGAACGGACGTGAATATAAGAAATATAATTTAACTAAAGATGGATTCACTTTACTTGTCATGGGATTCACAGGTAAAGAGGCACTGAAATTCAAATTAATGTACATTGATCAATTCAACGCAATGGAGAATTATATTAAAGAAAAACAGCAACCTAAAACAGCTATGTCGCACATTCAACTATTGGCACAAGGTACAGTTGAGTTAAACGAAAGATTAACGGTTGTAGAGGAAAAGATCGAAACGAAAATGACTATCGACCACAAATTACAACGAATCATGCAAAATACTGTAGAATCAACTGTAAACTATTTGTGGAACAATGGCACTAGTCACGGTCGTTTTACTAAGAAGCAACTGTTTGCGAAAGCGTACAGACGTTTAAAAGACCGTTACGGAGTTACTAGTTACAAAGATATTCTAGAAAAAGACTTTGAAGACGCTGTAAACTACATGAGAGGATGGAAAGGAGAGTAAAACAAACTCTCTTTTTCTCCAAATCTATTTAACAAATCATAAAAAAATGTTTACAAATAATAAAAACTATTGTAAAGTAATAAGTGTCAAAGGGACGCGGCAATCAAATGCCTAGGCAATCATGGACAAGAAAAGTTGCCTCCAAAACTATTAAACAAAAGGTGGAAAACAACATGACAAACGACATGATCAGAACAGAAACAGAAGTTGAATATTTCGACTTTAATTCATATAACGCAGATTCAATTATCGAATCAATGGAAATGCAAAAATTCTTCATCGAAAAAGTTGAAGATGTTACAGGATCTAACGAATCGAAAGTGACATTCACTAGAAAAACACCACGATTCAAAGTTGGTAATAAAGTTTTTGTTGTAAAAGGTAAGTACAAAGGCATGAGCGGTACAGTAACAGCGGTACATAATTCATTTGTTGAGTTTAAATGCGATAAAACAGGAATGGATATGGAAGATGTTCACCCTAGTTGTCTAGTGTGCCAGGGGGAAAAGATAGATTTTTACACAACCACGGTAAGCACACCAATAACAAGAGTTGTTAGGATAGGTAAATTTGGACCAAGCGTTAATATTCACGGACGCAAAGTGTTTATAGAATTAGTTGACGGAAAATTCAGAGGATATTTAGGAGGTATCAAACGATGAAACAAATAGTGTATGTAAAGCAAAAAGATATGAATACGGGTAAGTGCCGATATTATCTAATGAACAATGATTGCAATGGCAAGCTACCTAATTATGAATCTATAGAACATTTTATTGACTGGTGCAAAGAGTTGGATCAATTCACTGATGATCAACAACTAACATATTCATTAGTTAGCGAACATGGTGTACCACAAGAATGCATTAAGTGTGGTTGTGAGAGTTATGAGGATTACGGATTGTGTATGCCTTGTGACCTGGAGGTGAACGCAAATGTTCAGTAACTTCAAATTCAATAATGGTGACAAGGTACGAAACATTTATGATCAAAAGGAAGGTATTGTTATAAGACGCTTCCAGACAATTCAAAATTACGCTGATGGACGTTTTAGATGCATTAACATGGTAGAGTGGAAACTTGACGAACAAACTATCAGAAAGAGTCCAGAGACTTGTTTAAAAAGGTTGGAGGTCTAACAATGAGAAAAGCTAATCTTATTAAAAACTGGAAGAAGATAGATAAAGCATTAGAGGCTATTGAACAACTGAATGAAGCCGGGATAATAACGCAAGCTGATACATTCTTTAGTTTAGTTGAGTTAAAAAATAGATTAGAAGACGAAATTGAGAAAAGAACAAAGAAATAAGGAGTGGTAATCATGAAAAGGGCGGAATTAGTGGAATCTGTAGCGGTTGCAACTGGATTAATGGCGTTTGGTTTTGCTGTAGTATATGTAATGAGTTACGCAATTACTTATCTATAAGTCCTGTTCTATTAAACAAAGGAGGATTAACAATGAACACATATTTTATTCAACTAAAGGACGGTAACATAAAAATATTTGGTAGGATCAAGGCTCGTGACATCATTCATGCCGATTGTCTAGCTGACAAGATAGGTTTAAGTCTAGACATCGGAGATCATACATGTAAAATTAAAAGAGTACAGAATGAAAATACATAGAAAGAAATGGAGAGGTTTTATTATGAAAAAGAAAAGTACAGCATGGATTTTATGGGCATTATTCGGAACGTTCGGAGCGCATAAATTTTATGTAGGTCAAACATTTACAGGTTTAATCAAAATGTTTACATTGAATTTTTGCTTTTTCGGATTGATTTTAGATATGCCACGAATCAGCGAGGACGTTGACGCTTGCAACTATAGAAACGGATACGGGCGCGTATAAGCGCCCTGGTGTCCTGTTAGAAAGGAGATAACAACAATGAGTGCAAATACATTAACGAAATATAACAATCATACAGAAATGGAAATAAGCGTGTTAGAAGCAATGATTGAGGATAACACGTTAATTGATGAATGCAGACTATCAAAAAAACACTTTTTATCAGCGAAAAATAGAGAGTTATTCACAACAATTTGCAAATTATCTGATAAAGAATTAGATATAAGCCCACAAATGATTATTGAATATAGTCAACTTGATATGGAACATATTATGTCTGTTATGTCATACGGATCTAACAAACATAATTTTCATTTCTACGAAAAGAAGATGTTTGATTTTATAGAAGTAGAGGAAATGAGAAAGTACGCGTCTGAATTTCTAAAGGAGACAGAAGAAAGGAACACTTCACACGCCTCTGAAACACTTCTAAATAACGTTACAAAGATAAGTGAGGAAAAGGTGGTAAACCGAGAATCATTCCAAGATATGCTACAGAACCGCGTTACAATGCACGCCAATATGAAAAGCGAAGGGATCAGCGGAGTGGATACAGGCTGGAACGGAATGAACAACTTCACGGATGGATGGCAAGACGGAGATTTAATCATAGTCGGTGGTCGTCCTGGTATGGGTAAAACAGCATTAACACTTGATAGCATGAGGAATGGCGCTGAAAGAAACCTGGAAAACGAATACTACGGGAAATATTTCAGTTGTGAAATGCCAGGATTCCAGTGTATTGATCGTTGGATAGCTGGACAAGCAAAGTTGCCTGTAGGTTCTATGCGAAATCCAAACAAGTTTTTCCCTATCATTGATAAGAGATCTGGTAAGCCAGGCGAATCATACGCAAAATATACTGTTGCTGTAGGTGAATTGTCATCTATGCCACTAGAAATCAGCGAAGAAAAAGATTTGAGATTGATCAAAGCTGAGATTAGAAAGGCTGTAAAAGAGAATCCAGACAAGAAATGTGTATTCATGATTGACCATATCTCACACGTTAAAGTCGATGGAGAGGGAATGAATGAAGATAAAACACGTTTTGCTCACATTGTAAGGGAGTTAAAAGAATTAGCTGTAAGGTTAAAAGTACCTATCATTCTATTAGTACAGTTAAACCGTGGTAATACAAACAGGGAAGATAAAAGACCAGCTATGTCAGACATACGTGAAACAGGTGAAATTGAACAGGTAGCCGATGTAATTATTTTCCCTCACAGAGAGGATTATTACGATCCAGAAGGGAGAAAGAAAGAGTTACAAGAGGTTGAAATCATTGTAGCTAAAGCGAGACAGTCACAACCAGGCACATATAATATGATGTTCCACGGACCAACGAACAGATTCTTGGAGATCGAAAAGTAATGACCGTGAAAGAAATGTATATGAACGCGAAAGAAGACAGAGTAATGACAGTTATAATCGTTATTGAGTCATTGCTACAGTACGGAAAAATAAGATTTAGTGACTGTTCAAGCGTTATTAATCCATATCTATTAAACAATCATGGAAAATGGAATAAACTTATCACAAAAGAAATGATTAAGAGAGGATGTTTTAAGTGAAAGAACAGATAGTAAGCAAATTAAAAGAGTTGTACCACTTCAAAGATGTCATGGAGTGGAGATTGGAAAGGAAGAGAAAAGGTTTCTTACCTGGAGTTACGTTGGAGGAAACGAAAAAAGAATTAGAATACACGAAAAGAGATATTAAGAAAGAAGAAGACCATTTGTTTGAAATTATGAAAGGGGAAAGAATGATATGATCAGTTATTTATTAGGTGAGTTTCTTTATTACATCGTGGTGTCTACAGGTATTATTACACCTGTAGTCGCTGGCGGAGTTATCTTAATTGAAAAGGTAGTTGACGCTTTAAATGAGAGTGAATAAAACCTGGATGAACAAAACTGGATCTAACATATATGAAATTAGGGAGTGTGTAGAGAAAAGGCTGTTGTCCTATAGAAATTACATAATAAACGACAACGGAGAAGAGAAATTCATAGGCGCACACGGTACAAAGGCTACAGCATTGAAGTGGATGAAACGAGAAAACGACATAGAAGGTATGTTCAAAGTTAAACGCAAACCGAAAAAGAAAGTGAATGCTGTAAAGGTAGAATATGACGGTCACAAGTTTGATTCCATTACAGAACGTGACTTCTATATCATGATGTCTAATACAAAGCACGTGTCAAACATTGAGTTGCACAAGACGTATCACCTATTAGACGGATATGAAATACCTAGCATTGTTAACCAATCTGGAAAACGGACCGTGAGAAAAAAATCATATACACCAGACCTTGTATGCGACATTACAGGAGTTGGAAAGGTAGCGTTTGATGTAAAAGGAAGTAAAATGGCGATACCGCGTGATTTTAGCCTTAGAAAGCATTTGTTTGAATCTAAGTATGGTATTCAACTAGTTGTGGCGATCTACAACAAAAAAGCGAAAGTGTGGGATTATTCGTAATGGAATTATTGTGGGAAGTAAAATATATAAGTTTTGATGATAGAAACATAGAAATAAAAATGCTAGGTTCTGACAAAGATAACGTAATTTTACAACTTGCTATGTATCACAATGTAAAACGATTAATCAGTGTAGAGGAAGTGCGATAATGTTCGAATGTATTAAACGTTGGTTATGTTCAATTGGAGCGATAGATCATAAATGGAGTGTAGCTGGACGCGTAACGATCAATGGTGTAACAGGGACAACGTATTATTGCGAGCGTTGCGGATACGCGAAATACAGTAAAACAGAATGGTGAGGGAATGACAATGAAAAAACTAAAAGGAGTATTATGCAAAATTAGAAAGCGTCATAACTGGAGGTTTTACGGATCAGTAACGATCAACGGTATCACGGAGGAACAATTTATTTGTAAATGTTGTGGTAAGAAATCAGAGAAAGTGAGGTATACAATTTGGTAAGTTACTATGATCAGAGACATCTATATCACATGCATAACTACATTGAAAGTAAACTAGGATGGCGAAGGAGGGAAGAAATACAATCCTGGGACATTGATAAGACGTTCAGAGAGTTTAGGAGACTGTATCACAACGAAGATAAACCAATGACTATGACAGAGAAAAAGAAAGCTATATGGAGGCGTTAAGTATGGATAAAACGATTGTATTTAGAATTTTAACTAGCTTTCCTAACTTTAGAACAGGACAAAGCATTATGATTGAAGGCGTAGAGGGTAGGATCACTTCTATTAGATCGGTAACTATAACGACAAGTGGATCAATAGAGATTATAGGGAGGTATAAACCATATGAAAAGAAGTAAACGAGTTAAACGAGTTAAACGATATAAGAAGATCAACAGACCGTTGGGATCGGAAACGATAAAGTGTATCGAATGTGGTAAACCGATAGATCAGAGCGACTTTATACAGTGGATATTTGAAACTTGTGGGGAGTGTTTTCAATGAGACAAATTAAAAAGGTGTTAGAAAAAGATTTTTACCATTGTCCTAAAAGATTGGTGGATGAATTCGCAAAGGAAGAACGAGAGTGGATCAATTCTATTAAAAAGGGGGAAAAAAAGAAAAGATACAGATACACAAAACGCAAACCATTTTATACAAACTGTACGGAGTGCGGTCAAAAACTTTCTGAATGGGATGAAAAGGCGCAAAGCGAAGGTGTATGCTGTTCTAGTTGTTATATGAGTTCTGTCGGTATGTCCTGGAGCGATTTCATATAAAACTATATTGCAAAGTGTCAATATGACCTAATCATTGTGTCAATATGACCTAATGCATAGAATCAACGTTTGTTATATACTGGTAAAAATCGTGTCAAGTGGATATACAAAGTAAAAGAGCGATAGTATCAAGGGTTGAGGGCTTGTGTTACAAATTACTGTTTAACACTTGCAATCCTTTGAGATATAGTATATATAAGGTCTTTAAAAGATTTTAAAAGAAAAAAACAACTGATGTTTGATTTAAGGAGTAGTCTATTTATTGGTTAATAAATGAAAAGACAACTAAATAATATATAAATTAAAACTTTAAATAGTGAAAGAAAGATAAAAAGAATGAAAATCGAAGATGTAAACCAAAAGGAGAATAAATAATATGCACGAATCCAATTTTATTAAACAAAATGAGACGGATATTACATATAAGGATCTGTTGTTGATATATGAACACTATATTTATGAAGTACCTTCATTAGAGGGGTACAAACTGACAGAGGAAGACATGAGCAACCTTATTAAGCACTATACACCTAAATTCAATTATGATTCTCCATTAGGCTTAGAAGCGCGCTTATATCATGATATTAGAACCATACAAGAAGTATTAGATTCCATTTAATTATGGGATCTTTTTTATTGCTTAAATAAATAGTCTGACACTTATAAATAAGAAAATAAAAATTCAATATCTAAAAGTATACAATTCTTGCTAAATAGAATTGGACATGCTATTATAGTAAATGTAAGAGGGACACACGCTCTCTTACCTGGTCGGAAAACCAGATAATATTACTATTTTGTATTCGATATACAAGATAAAATATTCTACATTTAACAACGTTTGTTTTCGTGCTAACTTGTTAAACTTTAGATAGTAATTACTCACAATCGTTACTATCTAGCCAACATCTTTTAATTTCATAATTGCGATTTATTTTATTTGCAACTCTGTACATGTCTGTATACGTAAACTTGATTTCTCTATTTCTGAAAATGGATCTGATCAATGGGAACGGTGAGAGCTGTTTTGAATGAATCAGAGGGAAGGTTCTTCCTTCCTTTAAGGGCATAAGCGGTTTTTAATATATGTTCACCTCCAGTCTTTTATATATATTAAACCCTACAACTCACACAAACCTTTGCCGTTTGTGCCTTTAAAGGAGGCTGGTTACCTCCAATCTCTTGTGGTGAGAGTTTATTGTTTTTTCATTGGTTATGAATACTAATTTTGTTGGTTAATCATTGTTATTACTCCTTTTGTTGAGGGAGGGACAACCGTTTTGTCCTTTCCTTTAAGGATATAGAATTAGATTGGAAAGATAGTTTCCATGCCTTTTGCTGTATCTTTAAAGGGACGGTTAAAACCGTTACTACTATTATTTCCTCTACTTTCGAAAGTAGGGACATAGTAAAAGTGTAGTATTTTTGCGAATAACATCAAAACTAAATAGCTTGTTTTATGATCCTTTCGGGACATATACAGCATATTGAGACACAAACACATATGTGAGGGAATAAAGCGGAATAAAGCAACTTGGCAATGAGTATAACCGCTTTATGATCTCATAAGGTGCATAAGGTTTTTTACACAGGATTTTTGCCCACGGTGGGTTTTTAATGTGTAACGGTCTAGGCGTGGACCGTCCTCCTTTCCTTGTGCATCTTATGAGGTTTGGAACCCTCTTATAGCTGTTTTCAGATACCTGACTACTGACTATATAAACACAAAACAAATACAATATGAATCCTACTTGCATTGGTGGGATAATTATTGTTCTACTGAAAGGTTATGCCTACCTTAAAAGGTAAATAAACTATCAAAGGTTATTATCAAAATTGATAGTTTTAAACATGATCACAACTGATAACTGAGCGATCATGCCTCACTTTGAAAATAGGATGAACGTATGATAACGATATTAGTAATCCTGACTCTACGGAGGATAAAAATGATCCTGGCTTTGCTGGGAATCATGCACGGTTAACTCATTGGTAGAGTGCAAGGGTGTACACGTAAAAAGACTTGTTGTAGTTGGTTCGATTCCAACACCGTGCATTTTCTTTTATAGTTACAAGTTGAGAAACAGGACATATCCAGTCTTGTTTTTTTAATATAAACAAACAATAGGAGAGATAGCATGAAAACAATCATGAAACAAACGGTTTATTTAAAAACAAACAAACCAGGTAATACTAGATCACTAGAGTTATACAATACGGTTAATGAGGAAATCAGTTTGGACTTTATTTTTGAAGCTGTAGGCAATACTCCAGAAATGAATGAAGTTATTGTTGGATACAACGAAGACTTCACTAAAATGATCAATATACCTAAAGAAAATGTATTGTATGTTGAGTTAGAGGTGTCACATGAGAAATAAGTGGGAAGCATTCAAAAAGCATGTGAAAAACATTAGAAACATTAAATTTAGAATTTCGATAAATGTTAGCCCTGGTTGGTCATACAGAGCATTAGGGTTAATACTGACAGGTGTTACATGGAGGTATACTGGTTATGGTGAAGCGTGGTACAGTTGGCTATTATTCTTAGTTGGCTTTGTAGCTGGTATGCATTTCCTTGATAAAGGCTATGACAAGTTTTATAGAGGTGGTAAGAAGTGAACAAAGTAACAGAAGTACAGGTGCATAACATCTGGAACAATTCAGAAATTACGATTGATGAAAAATATGATAAATTAACGATCGTTACAGCTAAACTACCAAACGGTTTTACGATAACTGAATCTGCTGGTTGTGTAGATCCTGCTAACTATAGTCTAGGAATTGGATTAGAGATCTGTAAGAAAAAGATCATTGATAAAATCTGGTACCTGGAAGGATATTACCTACAACAAAAACTATATGAACAGAATAAGGGACTTTAACGAGTCTCTTTTTTATTTACTCTAAATCTATTAAACATATATGTTATAATCATAGAGTAACTACTATTGTAGTAACCGATTAAGGAAGGTGGAAAGAATGGATCATGGATTAAATGAAAGACAGAAACGATTCGCTGATTATTATATCGAAACAGGGAACGCGAGTGAATCATATAGACGCGCTGGATATAAGGCTGATAATAACAGAACGGTAGAATCTAGGTCTTCTCAACTACTGAGGAATGCAAAGGTTTCAAACTATATTGATTCTAAGCTGTCTAGCAAGGATTCTGAGCGCATTGCGAGTGCTGATGAAGTGTTAGAGTTTCTTACCTCTGTAATGCGTGGAGAAGCTACAGGAAAGACTCTGAGAGGTGTTGGCATGGGTGAACAGGTTATCACTGATATTAAACCGTCTATTGCTGAACGTTTTAACGCTGGTGTTCAGTTAGGTAAACGTCATAGATTATGGATTGAACGACAAGAAACAGAGACAACAGCAAACGTTACGATTAATGGATCTATTGGCGATACGTGCGAAGAATGCGGAAAACATTACAAAGAGTGTGAATGTTAATGGCTAAAAATGTTCACGTAGAAATGAGGAACGTAATTAGCCCACGTTTCCGCAAAGTCTATTATCTATCTGAAATGCGTGAATGTTTACGTTATGTGCTAAAGGGTGGTCGTGCGTCTGGTAAGAGTTTCTTTATACCATTCAGAATACTGATGGACATTATGGAATATCCGATCAGTTGGCTGGTATTACGAAAGGTGCAAAATACAATTGTACGATCCGTATTTGAACAGTTGAAAGAAGCAATGGAGATACTAGGTATTAGACATCTATTTCGTTGCATTCCGTCACGCCTGGTAATGGAATATAAGCCACGAGGGAACAAGATATATTTTCTTGGTTGTGAAGAACCAGAGAGAATCAAGTCTATTAAAGACGCTCAATTCCCTATCATGGGCATGTGGGTGGAAGAAATCGGAGAGTTTAGGAAAGAAGAAGAAATATCTATTATTGAGAAGTCTATTCTACGTGGTGAGTTTGAAATTAAACCAGAGCATAGACCAGAGTTACCAAACTATCAATATACATTCTTCTACAGCTATAACCCACCTAAAAGACGCTCACACTGGCTGAATAAGAAGTACAACAGTAGCTTTATTCCGTCTAATACACATGTAAATCATTCAACGTATTTAGATAACAAACATTTAACAAAGGCATTCTATGAAGAGGCTGAGAACGAGAAGAAGAATAACCCTCTTAAATATCGTTGGGAATACATGGGCGAAGCAATAGGATCTGGTGTAGTACCATTCGATAACATTGTATCTGCTGAGATAACGGACGAACAGATAAGCACGTTTGATAATATCCGTCAAGGTGTCGATTTTGGTTATGCTACTGATCCGCTCGCGTTTGGTCGTATGCATTATGACAAGAAAAAGAACACGCTATATATATTCGATGAATTGTATGGCGTTCAGATCTCAAACAGGAAGTTAGCTGAATGGATCAAGAAGAAAGGTTATAACGATATTGAGATCACCTGCGATAGCGCCGAGCCTAAATCTATAGCTGAATTAAAGAATGAACACGATATACGAAAGGTTAAAGGCGCTAAAAAAGGACCAGATAGCGTTGAATATGGTACAGAGTGGTTAGGTGATCTATACGCGATTGTTATTGATCCAAAAAGATGTCCGAACACACTGAGCGAATTTGAGAACGCTGATTGGGAAACGGACAAAGACGGAAACCCACGCCCACGCTTACAGGATAAAGATAACCATACAATTGATATGGTCCGTTATGCGATGGAAAAAGACATGAAGAAACAAGGAAAAGTAAGAAGTATTAGTAAATCTAGATTGGGATTATAGGAAGGAAGATAACATGCTTACATTTGACGAAGCAAAAGAGTTTTATTTCGATTTTCGTATTCGTGAAGGAGTCGGAAAAGATAAGGGATTCAAACAGCTACAGAAATTATATGATTACTACCTGGGACAACACGACATTTTGAAGAAAGCCAACAGAAAGAATAACAATAAGACATATAGGATCGTTCACAACTTCCCTAAATACACCGCAACAATTAGTACAGGTTATTTCATGGGTATGCCTGTATCGTACAATACAACGGAAACTGAGGCTTTAGAACCTGCATTGGACATCATGGAAGAAAACGATGGTCAAACAATTGATTATGATAATGCATTGGATATGTCTATTTACGGGCGTGCATTCCGTTTGTTCTATATAGATGAATCTGGAGAATTAAACTACAAAGATATTGATCCGCGTCATACTATCGCTGTATATGATGATGGTGTTAAACCTAAAATCACTGATGTGATCCGATTTAGTGAGACTGTCACACGAAAGAATGAAATTAAAGTAGAAATGACAGTGTATGACGACACGGAATATATCAAGTATTCATTTATATTCGAAGGTAAGTTGCTAGGACAAAAATTGGACGAGATCTTGGATGTTTCTATTGAGAATATGTCACAGGAAGAAACGAAAGTTCATAACATCGTAGATGAAGATGGCAAACCGCGTATCCCTGTTATTAAGATTCAGAACAATAAATTCGAATTGGGAGATTATGAAGATCTGCTACCTCTGATAGATTCATATAATGATCTGCAATCTGGATCAATGGAAGATCTTTCAGACTTCACGGACGCGATCTTAAAGCTGGTTAACATGAACGAGACAAACCAGGAAGATATTGAAACCCTAAAAGAAGATAAAGTAATGCTGTTAGATGAAAACGGAGACGCTGAATGGCTAGTAAAACAAATTAACGATACATTCAACGAGAACATGAAGACGCGAACAGAAAACGATATTCATAAATACACGTTTGTCCCTAACATGAACGATAAAGAGTTTGGCGGTAATCTATCGGGGATCGCTATCAAATATAAATTACTAGCTTTAGAACAAGTCAGAGGACAGAAAGAGCGTATGTTTAACCGCGCTTTAACTGATCAGCTAGGGATCATCAAAGGATATTTAGATAAGTTGCCAGGATCAAAAGAATTCGGATTAAAAGACGTGAAGATCCAGTTTACACCTAACTTACCTGCAAACTACATGGAAGAAGCTGATCTTGTTGTGAAATTGAGACAAGCTGGTTTACCAGATAAATTTATCTATCAGTATCTATCTAGTGTACAAGATGTGGACCATCTAATCGAAATGAAGAAAGAACAGGAGGAACAAGACTATGAATCGTACCAAGATACTTTCAGTGGGAAAAATAATCAGTTGGAAGAACAAGGGGAGAACGATCCTACACAAGAGCGACAACTTTCTGACGGTGACGAAGATCAAACACCAGGAAAAGAGTGATAATCAATGAACACGGAAGAATATTGGTCCAAACGTGCTGAGGTACAAGAGGCAAAAGGCTATATTGAGGCTGAGAAACTAGAAAAGCGTATGAGAAGGTCATTTGAACGCGCTGAAAGGGAAGTAACAGCGGAAATGAGAGCCTATCTTTCAAGAAAGGGCTTTGACTTTGCTGAGTTGGTCAAGGCTCTTACAAAGAAAGAGAGACACGGTAGACGCGTTTCGTTGGTTGAGTTTCTAAATGAATTACAAGAAAGTGATCAAATTATATCGGACCATATCGCTGAGGATGTAAAAATACATCTAGATAAAAGGAAACTAAGTCGATTAGATGCTATACAAAGTGAAATGCTTATTAAGTTAGGAAAAAAAGCGTTGACAGAAGAAAAAAGCATGTGCGACCTATTCATATCAACGTTTAAAGATACTTTGATTAGTAATAAATACGACTTTTACAGACATGGTATACAAAGTAAGGTGTACGAACTTAATGACAAATTGTTAAAAAGTGTGTTAAGTTACCCCTGGAGTGGTAACCAATTCAGCTCACGTTTATGGGAGAATAAGAGAATGCTATTATTCCATTTGCGCGGTGAATTGACACAAGGCGTATTACAAGGGTTACATGCTGATGAAATAGCGGTGCGGTTCGCTGAGAAGATGAAAGCGCCACTTAGAAACGCTATTACAATGATCTATACAGAACAAGCGTATTTCTACGGTAAAGCTACACTTGATAGCTACCAGGAAGCTGATATTGATAGATACAAACTACATGTAACATTCGATGCCAGGACTTCTGCTCGTTGTAAGTCACTAGATCCGAGTAAGATATATAAAACAGCCGATGCAAGCCCAGGTAGCAACTACCCTCCATTACATGCGCGCTGTCGTACGCTTGCTATACCGTACTTTGAAGGGATCAGATACGCAAACGAACGCATGGTAAGAGATAAAAATGATAAGAGCATTAAGACGAGTGGCGTTGAAATGACTTATCAGCAATATGAAAAACTATTCCAACCGAAATAGAGGTGAAAACATGGAAAAGTTAGATGCGAAAGAGAAAGTATCATTAATCGGTGTTCTATTAGGTTCATTAGGTGACCACCAGAAAGAAATTGATCAAGATTTAATGAACGAAAAAATCATTATCATGAATGATAGTGCCGATAATACAACACCTAAAGAACGAAGAGAAACAATCAAGAAAGTTGCAACAGATTTAATCAAATCTCTGTAACTATATAATTTTTATATAATAAACGTGGACCTGGACGCGAAAAACCAGGGTTAAGCAATACAAACTATAGTCACTGAGACTTTAAACCAGGAGGCAACGCATGAAAAAAGCATTACTAATGAATAAGGTTATCAAACCTGCGATCCGCTTATCTGACGTCAAAGGCGGTATTCAATTCTTTTCTGAGGAAGATCCAGGACATGAAGATGATCCAGAAACAGATCCAGAAGGAGATCAAACACCTGCTGGCGGTGAAACATTCACGAAAGCGCAATTAGAAGAACGTGTTCAAGCTGAATTAAATCGCGTGGCTGGTAAGATCCGCAAAGAAGAACAACGCAAAGCGCGTGAAATGGCTCAAAAAGAGTTTGGCGATAAAAGCAAAACAGAAATCGAAACATTAATGGATGAAATGCGACAAATCAAACTAGAGCGCGATGAAGAGAAAAAAACAGCTAGTCGATTAAAAATGAAAGACTTTGCTATCTCTAAACTGGCTGAGGCTGGTTTTGGTGCTGGATTCGCTTCAAACGTTATTGCTGAAAGTGAAGAAGATATTCTAAAGAACATTGAAACGTTTAAAGCTAACCTAGATAGCGAATTAACAAAGCGAGTTAAATCTAGTTTAGCTGGTGAATCACCAAAAGGTACTAAAGGTGCTGGCGGTAAGGATGTAGATCCTGCTCGTGACGCATTCATGAAAGCCTGGGATTGATCACCTGGACCAACAGGAGTGATGTCCGTATAAAAGCTACTCCAATTCTATTAAACATTGAAAGAGGTTACTTGAATGACTACATTAATTTTAACGGAAAAATTCTCTCCAATGGTAGACGAGCGTTTCGCGCCTTCTGCTGTTACAACAGCGTCAACAAACCAAGATTATGAGTTTATCGGCGCTCAAACTGTAAAAATCACGTCTGTACAAACTGTACCTATGAACGATTACAAACGTTCTGGATCTAATCGTTATGGACAAGCTGAGGAACTAGGTAACGACATCCAAGAATTAACTATGAGCCGTGACCGTTCATTCACATTCACAATGGACAAAATGAATGAAGAAGAATCAGAAGTAAAGGTTGCTCCAGCTTTAGCGCGTCAAATGCGTGAGGTAGTAATCCCAGAAATTGAAGCATACCGTTTAGGTGTAATGGCTGAAAAAGCTGGAACAAAAGTGGCAACACCAATCGGTGAAAAAGAAGCATACAAAGCGTTCCTAGCTGGTCAAGAAGTGTTAGATGACAACTTTGTACCAGAAAACCGCGTATGTCATGCTACACCATCATTCATTAACAAAATTAAAGTTGATGACAACTTTGTAAAAGCTTCTGAAATGGCACAAGGAACAGTATTGTTCAAAGGTCAAGTTGGTGAAGTTGATGGCGTTGCGATCATCAAAACACCTAAATCATTTATGAATGGTCAAGAATTCATTATCACTCATAAATCTGCTACTGTTGCACCTGTAAAACTAGCTGAAACTAAAGTACACCTTGATCCACAAGGGATTTCTGGAACATTAGTTGAAGGTCGTTTCTACTATGACGCGTTTGTCTTAGATATGAAGAAAATGGCTATCTATGCACACGCTAAAGCGGAAGTAACAGCGAAAGCAACAGCTAAAAAGTAAGAGGGCGTTTGTCCCTCTCTTTTTTAGAGGTGAAACACTATGAAAATGATAACTACGTTTGAAAGATACAGAAAGTCAACAGGTAAAGAGTACACGAAGGACCAGCAAGAGTACATTGAAGAGATCTTAATACCTGTAGTTACTGAATTTATTATCAGTTATACAGGAGTTGATTTTGAAGCTGAGGGAAGAGAATTTCCGAAATCATATGAAGTGGTGGCATTTAGATTGATTACCTATCACTTAGCTGGAGAAGGTGCCGACGTTATAAGCGAGCAAATGGGTTCATATCGCGTCCAATATGGTGCGGAAGGTATTTACCCTAGAACATTATTAACAGGTCTGTCACGAAGAATGAGGACACCTAGCGTGCGTATTCGTGGACGTAGACCAGAAGGAATATAACATGCGAATTAAATCTTTGTTGGCTAGGTTCGGTAAACCTACAGAAATACAGCGCAAAGGCGTGGTGGATAAAAAGAATCCATATGACAAAGGCGAATATAAAACGATTCATGAGGTTATCGCCATTATCGACGAAGTTGTGACAGGATCACCAACTGGCTACAAACAAGATCGCGTTGTTAATTCTGCTGATGCTGTCATGTATTGTTCCGTTGTCGATGTAAAGGCTGGTGACAAGGTGATACAAGGTGATAAAACATACCGTGTCACTAAGTCATCTAATCCTTACAACGCTAACGATCATATAGAAATTGCGTTGGATATGTGGTCATAATGGCTGAATTTATATCAAGGCGCGCTGAATGTGAAAGAAAAACAGCACAACTGCAAAAGAAAGCACTTCAAAGAGCGATCAAGCACGTTGAAGGACAAGCCAAAATCAACACCAGGAAAAAGACAGGTGGTACCGCTCGGACCATAACAAGTAAGGTAACTGGTGAAGGTAATGGGTTAACTGCTGTTGTGGGTGGGAACGATGACAATTTAATATATGAAGAATTCGGAACTGGTATATATTCCGAAAAGGGAGGGCGTAAAACTCCCTGGAAGTACCGCGATAAAACAACAGGTAAATGGTATGTAACACGCGGTAAAAAAGGTACAAAAGCACTTAGAAATGCCGGGGAACAGTCTAAAGGGCAGGTTAAACAGATAATAAGACAAACAATGAAGGGTGGATTGGGTTCATGATCCAGGTTGTAAATTTCGTTAATGACTTATTGTGGAGCATTGCCGATCCACTAGACATTGATGTCCATTACGAAGAAAACACAAGTGAAGAAGTTGCATTACCTTATATGGTATTCGATCTGCAAAGTGACGCTACTATGAGCAAATATAGCGAAAACTTTACAGTGACGGTGAATATTTGGGGCGTATCGGAACACTTTGAAAAACTAGATATAGCAAGTCAGGACATTTATGACGCTGTTGTAAACAGAACGGTCATAGATCCTTGCAAAAAACTATCTATCCAAACTGATTTTATATCAAGGTTGAACGTGCCTGTCGATGATCTAGAACTTAGATGCAAAGAAGTGCGATTCAAATTGATTAAATATAGAACGTCTGGTCAAGACGTAAATAATTTATGAGGTGATTATACATGCAAGCAAGATTTAATAAATTTTCTCCAGAAAACATCGTGTTAGGATCTGGAACAGGGATTTTCTTCAATTGGACACACGGAGAAGATAAGATGCTCGACGTAGGCGCTACGCAAGGCGACTTATCATTCACTTATACACCTTCATTAGAACCAATTAAGGCTCGTGGTGTGCGCGGTAATGTGAAAGGTCTACAATACGTTTCTGAATCTGAAACAAAAATGAAAGCTGGATACTTAGAGTGGATTCGCAAAGATTTAATTCAACATTTCTTACTGAATGCACAAATCACCGAATACACACACGATGGATCAGAGGAAGGAAAAGCAAAAGGTAAAGGCGTGATCATCCGCGGTAACGAGGATTTAATGAACAATTGTGGCAAAGATGCTTATATTGATGACATCACTGTAATCGGTCGCTCTAATGACGGTAATGTGTACCGTATTACGATGTTCAATGCATTGCCTACTTCTGGTTTTGAGGCTGTATTTGGTGAAACTGAGGTCGCTCCAGAAGTTGAATTTACTGGACATAACGATCCAAACGATCCAATGACACCACCATTCGAAATTGAAATCTTTGAACCAGACGGAAAATGCGCTCCGGATTTCGAAAAGCCAAACGAGGCACGCGTGTTCATTGATTCTGACAAACTAGAAGACTAATAACGGAGGGTTTATCCCTCCTTTTACACTAAATACTTATCATTGAGAGGATGTTTTTATAAATGCAAACAGTACAATTCGAATTATTAAACGGTAACAAATATGAAATGAGAGAACCAAACGCAATGCAACGCATGATCATTGCTGGTTTAGCTGGTAAACATCAATTACTAGGTGATGTACCTGCAAGTGACGTTGACGCCTTTTTCAAGTGCGCTCGTAAGCAAGCTGAGGGTAAAAAACTAACTGACAAAGAGAATTCAAGTATGTTCAACTTTGCTATGACATTAAACAACAAAATTTTAATGATGATGGGCGAAGAATCTGAACAAATGTTTGATTTAATGGCTGGTATGTCTACATTACCAAAAGGTGAAATGAAAGAATTATGCGGATCAGATTTTGACATCTTATTCGATGCTTTCAAGCGTGTAGGTGGCATTTCGGCTTTTATGAAATCCGTGACGAACCTAAGCATGTAATCGGTACGATCATAGACCGTATGGCTAAACGTTACGGATCTTTAAAAGATGTGTTAGAACTTCCCTGGAGTTTCCTAATAGATTTATATATGACTGTAACGGATAAGGCTATTGAATATGATATTCGCTGGGAGGCATATATTAACAATCCATTCCGTGATAAGTCATTTAGTGATTATTTAATCGAAACAGGTTACACCGATAGTGGTAACCAAAAGGAAAAGAAAGAATCTATTCCAGTTGAACAGGTCATGGCTGAGGCTCGTGAACTAAGTAAACAGTTTAGGAGGGAATAAGTTTGGAAGTATTTAAGATTTTTGGGACATTAGGTCTCAAAGATAATGAATACAGGAACGGACTGAAAAGAAGTGAGAACGAGGGGCGCAAAGCCTCTCAATCCATTTCAAAAGGGTTCAACCCTGTAAATAGTACATTTAGCAAAGTGGGCGCTGGTGCTGTAGCGATGGGTGTTGGACTCGCTGGAGTTGCTGGCGCTACTTTAGGTTTAACCGCTGGTTTAGTGGGCGCTGTAAAGGAAGGTATGTCATTTGAGGCGCAAATGAGTAAGGTTCAATCTGTTTCTGGATCATCTGGTTATGAAATGGGTGAATTAACAGCGAAGGCGCGTGAATTAGGTAAATCGACACGCTACAGCGCTACAGAGGTAGCACAAGGTTTCGAGTTTATGTCTTTAGCTGGCTGGAACGCTGGTCAACAGATAAGCGCAATTGGACCACTTTTGAGTATGGCTACTGCTGGTAATATGGATCTGGGACGGGCAACAGACATTGTAACCGATACTATGACTGGTTTTGCAATGCAAGCAAATGAAGCTGGCAAAGCGTCTGATCTATTCACTGTTACGCAATCTAAAACGAACACGAGTATTGAGCAATTAGGTGAGGCAATGAAATATGTTGCTCCAGTTGCTAACGCTTTCGGCATGGATCTAGCGGAAACAAATGTAATTTTAGGTGAATTTGCGAATGCTGGTACAAAAGGATCAATGGCTGGTACCGCGTTACGTGCTGGTTTATCTCGTTTAGCTGGACCACCAAAAGAAGCTAGTAAGGCACTAGACGCGCTGGGCGTTTCTACTACCAATACAGACGGATCTATGAGAAGTATTCGCGATATTGTCGGGGATCTATCGAAAGGTTTTGCAGGACTATCACAAGAGCAACAAATCGTTTCTGCTAAAGCTATTTTTGGTCAAGAAGCCTTTTCAGCATGGTTACCTGTAATTAAAGGCGGTACACAAGAGTTTGATAGATTAAAACGTTACATGGATCTGTCAAGTGGATCTGCTGATTTAATGGCGAAAGTTATGTCTAATAACTTAGATGGCGCAACTAAAAACATGATGTCAAGCGCGTCAAACCTGGGATTGGTACTGTACGATAAAATGACACCTGCATTGTTAGGAGCAACAAACGGTACAACAGGTTTGATTGACACTATCACAAACTATCTTGATCCAACTGGACAAGCTGTAGAAGCTACTCAACAGTTAGCGGGAACAAAGAACCAATTAGCTATAGAAGAGTTAGCACTACAAAATGAATTGAAACAAGGGATCATTAACCAGGATCAATATGATCAGAAGTTATCTGATGCTAAAAAATTGATGGAAGAAAACCTTACCTATAAAGGAATGCTTGCAACTAAAGAGCAGGAACTTGCAATGCAACTTGATGCAGGGATGATCACACAAGAGCAATATGATCAGCAAATGAGAGAAGCAGAAGTTACCATGCAAAAGCGTGCCGAGGCTATTCAAATAGCACAAGACAAAGAACGAGCGTGGTCTGAGGTTGTAGCAACGGTAACTGGACCACTAGAAACAATGAAAACCCTATTTACTGATTTATGGAATGCAAAGTCTGGTGAAGGCGTTCCAAAAAGCGCGGAAAAGATCTTTGATCAAATGGGGATTTCTCCAGAAATGCAACAGATGGCAATGAGTGTTATTGAAGGTGTAAAAGAAGGTATAAGCCTATTACAAGCACTTGTTACAGGTGATTGGGGCGAAGCTAGTAAAATAGCGGAAAAAATCGGACTGACACCACAAACACAACAGGGTATAGCCGATGTAGTGACAGGTGTTATTGACATTGTGTCGAACCTAGCGAGCGGTATAACGTCCTTAATCGGTCCTGTAGGCGATTTTATTAAAATGGTATGGGATAACATTCTTTTTGCAACGAACGCTGTCTGGGGAGCTATTTCGCCTTTCATATCCACAATCGTTCAACAGATTAACTCTGTAGTAACTTCTGTAATTGGTAGGGTGAAATCTTTCTGGGAAAATAACAACCAGGCGATAAAACAGATTACAACTGTAGTCTGGGGTATCATTTCCACGGTATTCTCACAAGCATTATCTGTAATTCTCGGAATTGTAACAACTGTTTTCCCTGTAATACGTGGTATTATCTCTACAGTTATGAATGCGGTACAATTAGTAATATCAGTAGTGCTAAACGCTATTACAGGTAACTGGACTGGCGTCTGGAATTCGATAGTTACATTCTTCCAACAAACGTGGGATACCATTGTCAATGTGGCAGAAGGTGTTTTAAATGGTCTGTTATCATTCTTCCAAAGTACGGTTAACAATATAGGATCTGCTTTTAAAGTGGTAACTAAGGCTATTGGTATGCCTTTTGAAGAAGGTTGGAAGATCATTGATAAGGTTGTCGGTAAAATCGGAAAAGCTGTAGAGAAGGTAAAAGGTTTTATCAGTGGTTTGGCTGACTCTGCAAAAGCTGTCGGTGGCGCTATTGCTGGTGCGATGGGATTCTCTATGCCTATTGGTGGTAATAACACTGGAGCAACTGATCCTGGATCTATGCCTGTACCTGCTGGTGTTGGCGGTTTCGCTGGTGGTGGTGTATTCAAACCTGGAATGGAGCGAATGATCAAGATCGGTGACGCGAAGGGTTATGATGAAGCTGTTATGCCACTGAATGATGACGTATTCCAGCGAATCGGTTCTGGTATTGCTGAGAAAATGGGTGGTACTACTGGCGGTAAACAAGACATCAACCTACAAGCAACCGTACAAATGGATGGAAAAATTGTTGGTGAGTTAGTAGCCGATACTGTAGAACGTGTAAACACACGTAAAAAAGAAATTAGAAAGCTATTTTAAGAGGTGGAACAATGAAGTGTTTTGATAGTTTGGCATTTTTCAGTTTTAACGGTAAGAGAAATGATAAGGTGATTCCATTGCAGGGCGTTAAACGTCCTGCCTGGGCGCCTATTGAACGCTCTTTCCTGGAAGTGCCTCATTACCCTGGTGGGCGTTTATTACGTACAGAGACGAAAATGAGAGAGATTTTAATACCTGTTGCGTTTGTTTATAGCACACCAGAAGAAGGAGAACAACTGAAAGAAGAATTAGCGGATTGGTTATTCACTGAACAACCAGCAGAATTAATTTTCGATGACGAAAAAGACAGAACATATATGGCTCTGATCAACGAAGAATTAGATCCAGACCAATTGGTCGATATTGGACAAGGCGTGTTGAAGTTTATTTGTCCTATGCCTTATAAATTAGGGAAGGTACAAGAAATTGATTTTGTTCAAGATTGGTCTACAGAACAGAACGCATATTTCACAAACAAAGGAACGATAGAAACAAAGCCGATCATTGAATTAGAAATGACAAAACCCTCAACAAATTTAGATGTATGGTTTGGTGAATACCCTAACAACCGTCAATATTTCCGTATCGGACAACCTATGTCCATTAACGATAAACCCGTTCAAGAAAACGAGCGCGTATTGTGGGACGAAATGAACAATTTAATTGGGTGGACTGATGCAGGATCAACCGTACCTGGTATGGTGAGTACGGGATCTTTCCGCGTTAATGCTGGTAAATATGCATTTGAAGTTGAAGATTTCGGAACACCTAAAAAGGGCGCATTCACTGGACCGATCATGAAGAGATCTATTCCAGGTGGACCATTAACGGACTTTAGAGCCGAGGCATATGTGACATTAAAGTGTAAAGATCCTGGAGAAATGGGACGCGTTTCAATGTTCTTACTTGATGAACAAGGCGACTTAGTAGCGGATATAAACATGAATGATCTGTACTGGACTGTAGAGCGCGCGCATGGATATGCAAGGATCGGAAATCAAATGCAACCAAACAACACTAGAAAACTATATGATTCTGGTGGCGCTGGTAATACATCATTCAATAAATTTTACGGTAAAATGGCTATTGCTCGACGCGGGCGAACGTGGTCTGTTTACTTTGCGAGGTTCCGTGATGGCACTGAGATAGATGATTACAAGCAAGTTTCATTCTTTACTGATGATGAAAACAACCCTATGACTGTTACTGGACGTAAAGTGGCACAGATCGCAATTGGTATTCAACGTTGGCAGGAACATAGATTTGTCAACGAAATGAGAATTGATGATCTAAAAGTATGGAAGGTTAATACCGTAGGCGCAAACGACAAGCCTTATTTGCTGGATACTGGCGATAAAGTTATAATAGATACAGAGCGTTCGCTTGTTACAATCAACGGTACTGACGCTGTATCAGCTAAAGATATATTTAGTACATTCCCTAAAATCATTAGAGGCGAAAATAGATTATCTATTATGCCACCAGATGTAAAAGCGAAAGTAATTTATAGAGAAAGGTATAGATAATATATGCAAAATACAGAATTACACGTTATCGACTTTAAAACTCAATCTATCGTAGCGACATTCCAGGACCAAGATTATTGGGATGATGTCCGAGAGTGGGAATTAAAAAATAACGTAGACATTTTAGAATTCAAGGTATTTGACGGAACACGCCAATCAGTAACATTACAACAACAAAACATTGTATTGCGTCAAGACCGACAAGGGAACGTGATTCCGTACACAATTGAAGACGAAGTTGAGAAAACGTCAAGTGACCGCTCTATCACAGTTAGGGCGGTCGGATCATGGACAGGATTGAGAAAAGCTGGTTACATTAGACCACAAAAATTAGAAGGATTAACAGCACATCAATATGTTAGCCTGGCAACAAAAGGCACGAAATGGCAACCAGGGAACATTGCGTATGCGTCATTTAGAACAATGACACTAGATGAATTCACAGATCCATTAACGTTATTGAAGAAAACAGCGACTCTATTCGGTTTAGAATTAAACTATCGCGTAGAAGTGGATGGAAGCGAAATTGTAGGTTGGTACGTTGACCTAGTTGAGAAAGTTGGGCGCGTTACACGAAAAGAAATTGAATTGGGTAAAGATTTAATTAATGTAACACGCGTTGAACACACTAAAAACATTTGTACTGCACTTATCGGTTTCGCTCGTGGTGAAAATAATGAAGTGATCACAATTGAGAAGATCAACAATGGATCACCTTACTTAGTTGATAACGAAGCATTTCAACGATGGAGCGAGAACGGGCAACACAAATTCGGATTCTATCAACCAGAGACGGAACAAGACATTGACGCTAAACGTTTGTTGTCTCTAATGAAAACAGAAATGAACAAGCGTAAAAATTCTTCTGTAGGTTATGAAGTGGACGCGCTGGATATTGCTGAGGTTTTCGGTCTACGTCACGAATTGATCATGAAAGGTGACACAATCGGAATTAAAGATACAGCATTCACACCAGCTTTATATCTGGAGGCACGCGCGATCGGTGGTAAGGAATCAATCACAAATCCAGATCAAAACAAATATACATTCGGTGAATATCACGAAATTGTAGATTATGACGCGGAAATGAGAAGAATGTACAACCGCGTTCAAGGATTACTTGAAAACAAAGCAGGTAAACCAATTGTTGATCAGTTAAACAAGTTGGTCAAAGAACAAGAAAAGAAAATGAGTGAAGTTGTCGAAACAAACCAACGTGTAACAGAGATCACAGAGAAACTTCAAGAAATGGTAGAACAAAACTCTGTAACGATCCACGATGGACCAAACCCACCAACTAAGGATCTAAGAGAAGGAAAGTCTTTATGGTTAGATACATCAAACGGTAAACCTGGTATTCTCAAAATCTGGCGTAACGGTCAATGGGAACCTGTAACGGAAGATTTTAGCGGATTAGAGCAACAGATCCTTGATGAAGTAGCTAAAGATGTAGAGGGAAAGACAAATCAATTAAACAATAGTATAGCTGATATGAACAAACGCGCTAAGGACCTGGAGACAAAGGCGAACGGTCTAGAAACGCGCGCTAAGAACCTGGAGACAAAAACAAATACTCTTAATACAGAGATCAACGGTATTAAAGGGAATGTTGAGTCTTTAGATACGATCACGAAAGAGATCAAGGAAACAGAGAAAGGCACACAAGAAACTATTAATCAACTAAAGATCAATGGTGAAAAAGTGGACCAAACGATTTTAAATATCAGCAAATCAATTGATGGTGTGAACACTTCTATTAGTCAGATCAAGAAAGATGCCGAAACAACTAGCAAGACTGTAGCACAACAGCAACAAACAATTAACGGTTTTAGTACGTCTATCCAGAAATTAGAGGCGAACGACAAAACAACAAGTGAAACGATCGCCAAACAACAACAAACGCTGGATGGATTCACTACTGAGATCAGCAACTTAAAAAAAGCTGATGGTGCAATTAATGAAACAATAGCTAAACAACAGCAAACGTTAAACGGTTTCACTACTGAAATTAGCAACCTCAAAAAGAAAGATGGCGAAATTGATCAAACAATCGCTAAACAGCAACAAACATTGGATGGTTTTTCAACCGAGATCAGCAACCTAAAGAAAGTTGATGGTGAGATCAAAGAGAATGCAACCAAACAAGAACAAACAATCAACGGTTTAAAAACGTCTATCACAGAAACAAACAAGAATGTTACCGCGCAATCACAAAAGATCAATACTGTTGAACAAACAGCGAACGGAAATAAAACAACGATACAGAACGTTCAGAAGGATCTAACAGCGACAAAGGATAATTTCAACAAGGTAACAACCGAAATTAAAACCGAGGCTGGAAAAATCTCTACAAAGTTAGATAAAGTTGAGGCGCGCACTGTAGGTGGTGAAAACTGGTTCATTCATACAGGACCGAACGAAAAACCAGAAACAATTGGAATGGCAAGCGGAGCACAAACAAACAAAGCAAAATTTGCTGTACAACCTGGAGAATACATTGTCATAGAGTGTACGGATCACACGGACTCTTTCTATCAATTCCATTTGGATAACCAGAAAATGGGTGACTTTGAAAAAGGAAAAGATATGACTGTATCACTAGATATGCAAAATGATGTTCATGTTGATTTTATTCTATTCCAATTTATCAATGGTGCATGGAACGAAAGCACACAAAAAGGGATACCAGCGTCGAGTGCATGGAAACGTGAGTCATGGACATTCCAGATTGACACGAAAGCCACTGGATGGGGTTTAAGGATAAGATTTGCCAGAAATACAACTTCTGTTGGTAAAAGATTAAGAATGAAAAAACATAAACTTGAAAAAGGATCTATACCGACAGACTTCACTAAATCAACGTATGAGTTACAACAAAGTGTTGATGGTGTAACGGAGCGAATCACTAATACAGAAAAGAATCAAGATACCTTTAAAACACAAATGACAAACATTGAGAAACGCGCAACAGGTATTGAAACGAATGTTAAAAACTTAACTAACACCACAAACAATTTAGGACAACGCATGTCGTCTTCTGAGACTAAATTAAAACAAGTTTCCGATGAATTAAGCGCGAAAATGACATCAAAACAAGTTGAGGATTATGTCGCTGGCGTGGGTATGATCAACGAATTGAGAAACGCTGATTTTAAACAAGGACTGAAATATTTTGGTCAGAACGGCAATAAAGCTGTTCTTGATACTAGCGTAAAATACAACGGTTTAAATTCTGTAAAAGTTAGCGTAACTGGAATGGCTAGTGATCAGTGGTATGGAATAAATCAAGAGGTCAAAGCGTCACCAGGAGAAAACATTGTATTGTCTGGTATGTTCAGATCGACAGATCTTGGCAATGGTTTTGTATTAGAATTAGAATACGTCAACGCAAGTGGAACGCGAATAAGTGTAGCACAATCGGTTATTGTTTTAAAAGCTGATGGTGTTTGGAATCGCGCGGTTGTAAAAGGAGTTACACCAGCAAATACAGCAAAAGTAAGATGGAAAGCGTGGGCGCGTCGAAACGGTACATTCTGGATCGCGCAACCGATGTTACAACGCGGTAAAGTTCCTAGTGAGTTTCAACTCAACCCTGCTGACATTTCTGATGTTGACGCACTAAAGGAAGACATTGCAAACCGTATCGCAACAGAACAATTCAATCAGAAAGTAACTGAATTACAGCGATCTATTACAGCAAACAAAGAAGGAATTAACATTAAAGCGAATAAAAACGAGGTTTATACGAAAGTACAAGCTGATGGGACGTTTGCTAAAGATACGCACGTTAAAAGTTTAGAGGCTAGAATCCAGGTTAACGAAAAGAATATTGGTTTATCTGTAAAAGAGAATAACATTATTTCTAAGATCAATATCTCGAAAGAAACGATCTTGCTAGACGCGAAAAAGATTAATTTAATCGGTGCGATCACAGCGCAACATTTCCAAGCGCAAACGATCAAAGGTGTTAAATTCCAGAGTTTCAATGCTAAAGATCAAACGAACCATGTTGAAATTTTTGATAGTGTGATCAGAAGTTGGGGACCACTTGACAAAACAAGACACGTACAAGATTATGCTGAAATTAAAGAAGGTGGACTATTTGTTTACCAGGTTGCGGAAAACGGTTCTCCATTCGGTGATAGAAAGGCATACGTTGAACCAGCGCGCTTTAACGCTGTACAGGGCGGAAACTACAGTTCGGCATTAGAGCCACAAGAATTACGTTTTTGGGTACCAAACGCAACAGCTACAATTTCTTATGATGTTGTATCAAACGGTTTGAACGGTTATGGATTGCGATTGGAAGCGCCTGAGGGGATACTCGTTAAAAATAAGAATGGAGTTAACGGAGCGCATTTACAATTCGATACTGGTGGATCTATTTATTTTGATGGATACGGAAACATCAAAGGCGGATTAGGTACTCACAGTGGTTCTACCTGGTCAATCAAGGATGGTGACGGAAGGATTAAATTCATAACAGGTATCGGAAAGGGATCAGCGCAAACTACTGAATACAATTCATATGGTGGCGGTCATGCATTTAACCACAACGGAACACGACTATTCGCGGTATGGATTCAAGGCGCTAACTACATTCAACAGTTTGGCGGTAAAGCCATCATGAAGTGGCAAGAAAATGCAAAGCGTTTCGAATTCCGAAATGCCAACGATACAAATTGGACGAACGCTACAGCTGGAGCATTCCAAAACGCGTCATCATTAGTTTGGAAAAAGGATATTAAAAACTATGAAGGATCAGCACTGGAATTAATCCTTAAAACCGATGTAATGACTTACAGATATAAAAATATCGAAACCGAACCACCTTTTGTTGATGTTGACGGAAAGCAAACAACTTCAAATGCTGGTATAGGTGAGGCATACGGTCCAGTAAGGTTGGGTGTTATTTCTGAATTCGCTCCAGAAATCATAACAGACAACAATGGAACTTCTGTAGATTTATACGGTATGATCTCCTTGTCGTGGAAGGGAATCCAGGAAAATTATCACGTTACAAAAGATAATGAAAATCGTTTAAACAATCAAGAAAAGGTTATAAACGATCAAGAAGAAGTTATAAAAAGTCAAAACGATAGAATTTCCAATCTAGAAATGAAGTTGGAACAGGTGTTACAATTGTTAGGAAAGGAATGATTTTACACACATGGATAACTTTATTATGGATCAACTTGCTAATGGTGGTGTTGTCGGTCTTTGTATCGGTGGCTTTGCCTGGCTTTTCAGATATGTATTAAAAAGAAATGAGGTACGAGAAGAAAAATTAGAGAGTACCATTGACAGAGGGATTGAACGCGAAAAAGAATATGTTGCGGTCATCCAGGACAATCAAGACATCATTAAACAGCAAGCTGAATCAATTCGCGATATTGGCGAAATTAAGCACATTCTACAGATCAAAACTAAAGTAACTGAAATGGAAGAAGTACACTAACATTAGTGTGCTTTTATCCATATCTATTAAACAATTTTGGAAAGAGGTCGAACAAATGCAAATTAGACAACAGTTAGCTCCAGAATATCGTTGGGAGGTTTTATGTCCAAACTACATGAACCCAACAGAAATTACTTTCCACAACACGTACAATGACGCAAGCGCGCAAAATGAACGTGACAACGTGGTTAATAACTCGACAGGGACAAGTTTCCATATCGCTGTAGATGACAAAGAAGCGATTCAATTACTACCATTCAACCGTAACGCATGGCACGCTGGTGACGGAGAAAACGGACGCGGTAACCGTCATTCTATCGGAGTAGAAATTTGTTATTCTAAATCTGGTGGTCCGCGTTACGAAAAAGCTGTTCAAAATGCAATTATCGTTATCAAACAATTGATGGCACAGTTTAATATCCCTATCGACAAAGTTAAAACACATCAAGAGCGAAACGGTAAATACTGTCCTCACCGTATGTTAGCTGAGGGACGCGTGGGATGGTTTAAACAACAACTTGTTTCTGGTGAATATGTACCACCTACACCAATTCCGCAACCAAAACCACAATTACCATCTGGTGAATATGATTCTAGTTGGTTCACTAGAGAAAACGGAACGTTCGTGTTGAACACTACAATCAATTTACGAACAGCGCCATTCAGCAACGCTCCATTGATCGCGACACTATACAAAGGGCAAACGGTTAATTACAATGGATTCGGTATTGAGAAAGACGGTCATGTTTGGATCAGACAACCGCGCGCAGGTGGTAAATTTGGATATATGGCAACAGGTGAATCTAGAAACGGAAAACGCGTAGATTACTGGGGAACATTCAAATAA